ATACCAGACATCACATTCAACGGATCTACTAGTGTTAACCCAGATGTCTCATTTACAATGAAGTCTAGAAATAATCCTGGTGCAGATTTTAACGAAACAACTCAAAATACAACACAAAGGTCTGCAACTACACCAGTTGAACAATTTACACAAAAGTTAGATTATCGTTTACGAGGTAGATCTTTTGCTTTAAGAATTGATTCCACATCACTGGGAACAAAATATAAATTAGGAACACCAAGAGTTGATGTGAGAGAGGATGGTAGACGCTAATGCTTATAACCAGTATTCCTCAATATATTCAAGGTATTACAAACGCAAAAGTTGATTTAACTACAACGGATGACACAGTTTTATTTACAGTTCCTAGTGATGCCGATTTTAATGCAGCCGTTGTAAACTCTATATTAGTATCTGAAGATAGTGGCAATGCAGATACGATAACAGTTACACTTGTAAGTGGCGGTAGTACATTTAGTTTATTTAAAGTTAAAGCCGTAGGAGCTAACACAACTGTTGAATTACTTACAAAAGATCTGATATTACAGAGTGGAGAAGTATTGAAAGTACAAGCAGCAACAGCAAACAGATTACATGTTGTGGCTAGTATTCAAGAATTATCTAAAACAAGAGTAACGACAAGTGCAATATCAAGAATTTAAAAGGTATATAGACGAATTTGTTAAAATAAGATAAGGTAACAATATGAGTTTAGGTAAGTTAATAAAAAATTTAGCACCAATTGCCATAAGTGCTTTTGCGGGACCACAAATAGGTCTTGGATTAGGAAAATTATTTGGCACACAAACAGCACTAAATCCATTTCTAACAAGAGCATTAACTGGTGCTGCTACATCAAAATTATTAGGTGGTAAAAACAAAGACGCAGTTAGAAATGCTCTTTTGGCAGGTGTCGGTGGTATGGCCTTAGATCAGTTCACTGGTTCAGAAAATGTTGCACAAGATCTTTCAGATAGACAAAACATCAGACGATCCTTAGATCAAGGAGTTTCTCGCAATCAAGCAATAGATGAAGTAATACAAAACAAAAAACCACCTATAGAAAATGTAAGTAAACAAATACAAGGAGTTGCACCCAAAACATTTAGTGGTGAATTATTACAAGCCGCTGGTGTCAGTGATGATAATTTATTAGCTAGATTATTAAATACTAGAGTTGGTGAGGGATTAACTGCTGGATTAATAGCACAATTGTTAGCTGGTGATGATGACGAAGAACGACCTCGTGAGTTTGAACAAAGACCATTTGGTTTTGGTGGACCAGGAGGTCAACTTGGTGGTGTAAGGTTTGCAGCAGATGGCGGCCCTATGAGTTTTCCAAGGCGTAATGGTGGTATAGACCCATCTGAGGGCTCTGGCACGAAAGACGATGTTCCAGCAATGCTAATGGCTGGTGAATTTGTTTTGACTAAAGATGCAGTAAAAGGGCTAGGTGATGGAAACCAAAGAAAGGGCATACAAAGAGCATATGATATGATGGATAAACTAGAGGCGAGGGCGTAATGGCAAACGGCACAGTTACATACGAAAATATACAAAGATTACCACCTTTTCTTGAGGGATTGCAAAAAAGATTATTGCAGACTGGATTTGGTGTATTTGATGGTGAAGATCAAACAACGCCAGGTTTATTAGATAAGCCATTAGGTCTACCAGGATTTCAAGTAGCAGGTGCAGATCCATTAACTACTCGAGCTGCAGAACTTGGCGAACAAATGGTTGGCACTGCAAGGCCTTTTCTTGAGGGTGCTAGAGACCAAGCATTAGCTGGACAACAAGCCATAACTAGCGGTCTTGGCTTTTTACAACCCGAAAGTATAAGTAGATTTCAAAATCCTTTTCAACAACAAGTTATTGATGTTGCTATGGGTGAGCTTGATCGTCAAGCAGCACAACAAAGATCAAGGGCAGATGCCGCAGCCGTTGGTGCTGGTGCTTTTGGCGGCTCAAGACAAGGCGTTCAAAGAGCGGAAGCAGATAGAGGTCTGCAACAAGTAAAAGCAGACACACTATCAAAACTTTTATCAAGTGGCTTCGGACAAGCTTTAAAAGCATCACAAGAAGCTGGAAGATTATCAGGTGGTCTTGGACAAGCATTTGGTACTTTAGCAGGAACTACAAGTGATGTAGGGCGTTTGCAGCAAGCATTAGGACAAGCAGATATATCACAACTTACTCAATTAGGTGCGTTAAGACAAAGACAACAACAAGCAGAATTAGATGCACAAAGAGCTAATTTAATGCAACAAGCACAAGAACCTTTTACTAGATTGCAAATAGGTCAAAATTTGTTACAGGGAATGCCTAGTGCAAGCATTCCTTCAACATTTACACAAGCCACACAACCCGCTGCTAACCCATTTTTACAAGGGATAGGTGCTTATACTACATTATCACAAATAGCACCTTTTAGTGGTGGACCAACAGCAAGAAGAGCGTAAAATGGCACCAAGAAGAATAGGATTAAGTGGGGTTGAGGTTGTCTCTCCTGAATTACGACAGGCCCTTGGTATTAAAAAACCGACTAATCTATTAGATCCTGCACAAACAGCACAAAGACCAGGTGGATTAGGTGCTATATTTTTTCCAGAAAGTAAAATTCAGTCTGCACAAGCAAGGGCTATGTTAGGTTCAGGTATAACAGGTGAAGGTGTTTCACCTGGCATACAACAAGCCCTTACTGGTAGTCCCATTGGTGCTCCCTCACAAGCAGATCTAATTGATGTCCTTAATGAACGTCAAGACCCAATTAAAAGATCTGCTGAAATAGTTGATGATTTTAGAGAATTAAATGACGCTCAAGTAATTAATAACGCTTTAAGAGGTCTTGAATCTGACATAGACCCCAAAGCTAAAACTGCTCAACAAACGACAGATAAATCTACGAGTGAAACAAGTGAAGTCATAGACACAAGTTTTGATAGTGATGCAGATGCAGACAAGCCAAGAGATGAAAATTTAACTGCAGCACAAAAAGCTACAAAAACTGCGTTAGATCAATTTATAAATGAGGCTAGACCTGGAGTAAGTCCACAAAATTATGATGATTACATTAAAGAATTTGGTGAGGCAACAGGATTAGATATATCTGGAGATCCAGATACTAAACAAGCGTTAATGTCTTTTGGTTTAGCTCTTATGCAAAACAGAGCTGGTAAAGGTTTTAATTTAAGCAACATACTTGGATCTGTTGGTGAGGCTGGTGAGGCAGCATTACCTGAGTTTAGCAAAGCGGTAAGTGAGGCAAAGGCAATAAGAGCCAAAGCTGGTGCATTTGCAATTAGTAGAAAGAAAGAAGATGAAGCCGAAGCAAGGTCTAGAAAAAATTATGTAATAGTTCCAAAAGGTACTGGTGGAATAAAAGGACTTGCAGCTAACATGGATAAAGCAAGAAATATACCTTTAAACTCTTTTGAACTTAACGCATTAATAGAAAATGAAAATTTTAGTAAACAGTTTGAAATTGTTCCTGATAGTCAATACGACAAAGTATTAACGGCTGCACTTAAAACACCAGAACTTGGAAAAAAATACATGGCATCAAAAGGAACTTTGCCTTTGTTTGAGGGTGCAGAAGGTCTGTTTGATGTGCCAGTTCAATATCCAGACAGAAATTATAAGGGAACAGATGCAGCTAATAAGCCTGCCTTTTTGGGAGATACAAAGGCTGTAGAGGAAGCTTTTAGATCAATGCGTAAAGATATTGATAGAGGAAAAGCACAATTTAAAGAATTAGTAGACACAATAAATCAAGAGGGTGTTACAGTTTTTGATCAAAGTGCTGATGCCGTAACTAATCTAGGTGCTGCTTTTGGTATAAAATTTAGAGATGATCAAACTCCGACAAAAAAAATAGAATTAATTTTAAACAGAATACAATCTAAATATGCACCTGAAATACTAGGTGAAACTGGTAAGACTATATCTGATGCTGATAGACAAAGAGTTGCAAAAATTGTTGGTGAATTAAAATTTTTTCAAAATCCAGATGATTTAAAAGCTGCAATTGAAAGAATTTTTGGCGACATTATAGGGACTCAAGAAAGAAAACTAAAACAAGGTTTAACAACTTTTAACAGACTTACTAATAGACAAGTTTCATTAAATTTTGGCGGTGGATTGACCGAAAAACAACAAGAAGAACTTGCTGCGTATGAAGCAAAATTTAACCCTAAAGGCACATAGACATTTAAAATGACGCCAGAAGAAAGATTAACATTATTCAATGCTCTAAAAACTAATGTGTTTAGCAAACCAGAAGAAAGATTAGCAGCGTTTAAGGCTTTAGAACGCAATGATGAAGATGTTGATAATTTACTTAGAGCGGTGCAATTCAACACATTAACAAAACAAACATCATTTGAAGAGTTGTCTGCAGATTCTAGAAAAGATGAAAATTTCGACTATCAAACTGGTGCAGATTCAGGTCTTCGAGCACTTTTATCTTTTGGTGAATCAGATAAGGACCAAGAGGCTATTTTAATAAAACTTGTAGGTGCTGATGGTTTTACTAGAGATAGCTCTGGTAGATTAGCATTAACAGTTAAAGGTCAAAGAGCTAGAGGTATCGAGCCAACAGGTAAAAATTTAGTTATTGAAGATGAGGGTTTTTCTTTTGGAGATATAGCTGATCTAACTGGATTTGTACCTGAAACTGTTGGTGCCATATCTGGTGCTATAATTGGATTACCTGGCTTAGTCACAAGTGCCGCAGGAGCTGCGGCAGGTGCAGCTCTAGGTCAAAGCCTTGAAGAAGGTATCGAAAGTTTAATTGGTGTACAAAAACAATCTGCAAGTGAAG